AAATCCGAAGGGCTGGTGGCAAATGACGGACTGGGAACAGGCAGCGAGGGACGCCCGGGAGCTGCGCCGGCAGCAGGTACGGGCGGAGATGGCCCGGGAGTCCCCGGGGACGCTGGCGGAGCTGGAGACGATCCGGGCGACCTTCGGTGGGCTGGCCTTGAGGAGCTGGAGCCCGACCTCGACGTGGCCCGGGGGGACGTGCCGTGACCCATGGTTCGACGAAGCCCGGGAACGGGAGCGGCGGTACATCGACGCGCACCCCGCCTGCGTGCGGGATGTGTCGGTTCTGGGTCCGGCGCCCAAGCGTGGGCGGAGGTGAGTGTCGGCGGCAACCGCCCCGGCCGGCGCCGACGCAACAGGTGGCGCTGTGGCCCCTCACGGAGCCGCTCGACTGGTGCGGGAGTTTCGAGTCGAAGGTGAAGGGAGGCTGAGATGAAGATTTGGCACGCGCACTACTACGACGAGCATGAGGGGAGCTGCCATGTGTGGGCGGCGAATTGCAAGGACTTGAGGGCAGAGATGGAAGACTTCGAGAAGGCGAACCCCGACGCCGAGCTTCTGACGTGCCGCTGGGAGGACTTCCCGACAACCAAGCGCAGCATCGTCCTCTGGCTCAGGGCTCATGCGAATCGGGAGAACGGGTGATGAGCAACCGTTGTGACCAGTGCGGAGCGAAGCCAGCGTGGCGCCACGAGCGCACCGGCAAGCACCTGTGCGGAGGGCACCGCTGGCGCGCGGACAAGCAGTGGCAGCGCGAACTGGATGCGTGGGGCCGCGAGTCTCACGAGTTGCCGTCGTGGATGCTGCCAGCGATCTTCGCTTGCGGTATCGTGCTGGTACTCTGTGTGAGGGCAACGCTATGACGCTCGACGAGATCGCCCGGCGGATCGGGATGTTCCCTTCCACCATCACGCCGCTCGATTGGCACGACCCGAAGGGCGAGCGGTGGCATATCCCCGCCGACCAACTCCGCGCCCACCTCATCACCGGCGACCGGCCGCTGCGGATTCTGGCGGCGATGGGCACATTCTGCCCCGATGTCGAGCTTTGGCTGCTTGAGCCGGGCGTCTGGCGGATCAACGTTACGAACGGGCAGAACGGCGGGGCGCGAGAAGGGCAAGGCTACTCGCCTGAAGAAGCCATCCTCGCCGCCGCCGAGGCGCTGCCACCACAGGAGACGCCATGACCACGAAAGATCCCGCCGAACGGCTGAAAGTTGCTCGGTACACCGCGTCGCTTTACACGCAGGCGAACAGCGACGTAGACAACGGCCAGTTATTTTGGGCGTTGATGACCGCGTTGGACGCTCACGACGCCCTGCGCGCCGAGGTCGAGTCGCTAAAGAAAGAGTTTGACGACTTCCATGCGGGCTATCGCCAAGCGCGAGACGCAGAGGTGCAGCGGCTGTGCTCAAAGATTGAGCGGCTGCGGGCCGCCCTTGAGGCTTTCGTCAATCTGGAAGCTCACCGCCCGTGGGAGGTCGAGGGCCAGTTGGTTTGCCTGATGGACAACGCAAGGGAGGCCCTGCGCCGTGAGTGACCTGACCGCCGACGACTACGCCCGGCTCGCCACCGAGATCGGGATGGTGGCGTCCCGCCCAGTTGACGGGGCGTACACCGACCCAACCCAGCCGAAGGGGTGGCACGTTTTCGACCTCCCCGGCTACCTCGCCGAGCCCGCGCAGATGGTGAGGATTCTGGCGTTGCCGATGCGCGGCGACCTGTGGGAGATCGAGCCCGACGGCGCGAGGTGGGCAGTATCTCGGGTGGCGTGGGACGACTACGAGCCGAGCATTACGGACTCCGGCTTCGCCCAGACCATCGGCGAAGCCGTCCGCGACTGCGCGGCGCGGGCGCTGCGGCCGTGAACTTGTCAGCAATGCTTACACGTTGGCTGCGCCGCTGGCTGCACACCGGCGCTCACTGGCTCGGCCTGAACCACGGGCGGGTCTGGTCGATCACAGACAGCGACGGCAATGTCTGGATCGGCTTCGAGTGTGGCGGCTGCGGCAGCATCGACGATGTGCATAAGCGGGCGCTGCGGCCGTGAGGCCAACCTACGAATCCGCGAAGGACCGCGAGCGAGAGCGGGTCGCGGCTTCCCTGCTTGAGCAGCAGTGGCGGATCGTCGCGCGCAAGCAAGAAGGCTTCGCGTCGATCGACTACCGGCTGGAACTCCCCGGGGGTGAAGTGGTCGCCCTCGCCGAGGTGAAATACCGGCCAGTGCCTTATCCGAGCATCTTCCTCTCGCTCAAGAAGGCGCCTGCTATCCGGCAGGCAGAGCGGAACAACCTCGACGTCTGGTACTGCATCCTCCGCGACGACGGGCTCTTCGCCGCGCGCCTCGACCCGCAGCTCCGCTACCCGCGGCAGATGGGCGGGCGTCGTGACCGCGGCGACCCCGCGGACATCGAAGAGCTTGCGCTGGTGCCGTGGTCCGACTTCACAGCGGTCACGCTCTTCGAGGCATCACGCAACGTCCCGCGGCCGTAGCAGCGCGGCACGTCCACACAACAGACAGCCTCGTAAGAGTTGCTTGACACGCCACTCCGCGGATAGCATCTCTCGCGCGCGGCCTCCGACACGGGCCGCAGTGGAAGGAACCGACATGGCGAAGACCAAGAAGCCCGCCCCGAAGCCGGTGAAGCCGGCCAAGGGCAAGAAGGGCTGCTGACGGAAAAGGGGCGCGTCTGGGGTCGGTTGTGGGTCTTCTTCCCCCAGCGCAACGGAGCCCGCCCCGCCGGAGCTGAGAGCGCGCTTACCCTTGGGCGCACGTTCCCACTCTCAGCCCCGGCGGGGAGCATCGGCCCCACAAGGGATGCCATCGTGAAAAGGGGCGGCTCGTGGGACTGGCATGACCCGCGACCGCCCGCCCCGCGGTGTGGTGTCCGACCCGCAAAGCTCGCTTGATCCGCGAGTTGTTCGGCCCACGCCTCGGGGAGCTTCCCAGCGAAAGGCGCCACATTGAAAGCCGTCCACGCCCGCTACGTCGCTGTCCGCCTCGATGTCCGCGGAGGTGAGACGGTCATCGAGTACCGCGCCCCCTACGAAGCCTTCGCGAAGATCGTCGGGTTCCTCCACGGGCAAGACGCCCTCATCGTTCCCGCCAGCGAAGCCCCCATCCCCGAGAACCATCCCTACGGACTGGTGGGCGAAGAGCCCCCAGTGGCATGATCGACACCGCCAGCACCGGCGGGAGATCCGGCGTTCCCACTCTTCCCCCAGAGAACCGGGTTCCTCCGATGTCCTCCCCATCGGGCCCGGGCGCCATCGCGGCCACAGCCCCCGCGCTCTCCCCCGGTGCTGGCACCCTGCGGTAGAGTCCCCGCCCATGGACCGACGCACCGAAGCCCGCATCGCCACCGGCGCCAAGATCAGCGCCGCGCTACAGGGCAACGCGAACACCTCCCGAGCCCGGGTCGATGCCACGCGCCGGATGGTCGAGCGGTACATCAAGGCCGCGCCGAGATACCTGACGCGCATCGAAGCCATCGAGAAACGTCTGCTGACCGCGAATCACCTGAGCCCGGAGCAGATCCGCCGGCTGGAGATCGTCGCGAACATAAACCTCAAGAAGCTCGACAAGATCATCCCCGACATCCGCCAGCTCATCGTGACGGAGAGCGGCGTGCCCACGGTGCGCGAGAAGGAGCAGCTCATCGCCGAGGCGAAGCAGCTCGGGCTCGACGTGGAGAAGCTCTGGGCCGACTACGGCGTGAGCGAAGGCGAGGTCATCGAAGGTGAGCTGGAAGAAGACAGTGATGCACCGGATTCGCAAGCTGGCGCAGAAGCCGAAGCTCCGTGACCCTCGCGTCATCGTCTGCGCGTGCAGCGAGTGCGGGGCCGCGATGCCGCTCACGGAAGTCCTTCGCGCGGCGAACCCCTTCGACCTCAACGAGCTGATACAGGGCTGCCCGGCCTGCAAGAGCATCGACTCGATGATCCGCGTGTGCGAGGTCGAGGGCTGCACCTTCGACGCAACGTGCGGCATCCCGCTCAAGAGCGGACGCTATGTGCAGTGCTGCGGCTCACATTTCACGGCGCTCGAAGAGAACGACCGCGAGGACCGGCGTGAGCCAGACTGCTGAGGCTGCGCTCGAAGCACTCCGCTCCGCAGTCTCCGTGCGGAAGCGGGCGATGCTCTACCGGGAGACGCACGCCCGCGAGTTCGCGCCGCCGTGGTACGACTGGCAGCTCGACTTCTTCAGCGCCACCCGCAAGCACCGGCAAGTCATGCTCCTCGCGGCGAACCGCGTGGGGAAGACCTTCCCGGGCAGCTACGCCTTCGCCATCCACGCCACCGGCCAATACCCCGACTGGTGGGGCGGCTGCGTCATCCACTACCCCGTCACGGCATGGGCTCTTGGCGTCGACGCGACCCAGACGCGCGACGTGCTACAGCGCGCCCTCTTGGGCATCGAGGGGCAGGACGGCGTCTGGCGCGGCGGCTGGATTCACCACGAGGAGATCGTCGACATCGAGCGCGGCAACCTGCCGGGCGCCGTCTCGAAGGTTTACGTCCGCCACAAGTCGGGCGGGATCAGCGTCATCGACTTCAAGGCATACCGTCAGGCCAGCACGGGCCAGAAGTCGCTGCCCTTCGCCGGCTCCTCCGTCGACGTGATGCTCGTGGACGAGCAGCCGCCTGACGAGGTGATGGGCCAGCTACGAACCCGCCTCATGACCGGCAGGAAGCACCGCGGCGGGCTCCTCATGCTGACGCTCACGCCCGAGCTTGGTGAGACGGAGCTGGTAGCTCAGTTCATGGGGTCGCGTGATCTCGTGAAGCGCCCGGGCAGGGACAGTCGCAGGCAGCTCTACCTCGTCGGGCCGATCGCGTGGGACCGGGCCGCGCACCTGACGCCAGAGCTGCGCGAGGAGATGCTCGCCGACTACCCCGAGCATGAGCGTGATATGCGGTCCAAGGGACTGCCCTACTACGGGAGCGGGAAGATTTTCAGCATCGACGAGTCCATGGCGGTCATCCCGCCCTTCGACATCTCCCAGCGCCCGTGGCTGCGCGTGCTGCGCTCGCTGGACATCGGCATCGACCACCCGACCGCGATGGCGTGGCTCGCCTTCGACCCGGAGGCGCAGACGTACATCCTCTGCAAGACCTTCAGGCAGGGCGATCGCTCGGCCTCCATCCACGCCTCCACCCTTAACTCGATGTGGCGCAACGCCCCGCTCGTGGTCCCGCCCGACATCGACTCCCGTGAGAAGGGCTCAGGCGAGACGGTGAAGAGCCACTACGAGGCCGGAGGCATCACGGCGCCCATGGTGACATTCCAGAACCCCGACGGATCGCGCTACGTCGAGCCCGGCCTGTTCGCCATGCAGGAAGCCTTCCGCACCGGCCGGTTCCTCGTGTTCCGGGACGAGGCCGCGCACTTCCTCGAAGAGGCCCGCTCCTACCACCGTGACGAGAAAGGCGCTATCGTCAAGAGGCGGGATGATGTAATCGACGCGGTGAGGTACGGCTTCCAGATGGTCGCCACTCACGGCATCCAAGCCGCGGAGCGCGAGCGCCCGCTGGCCGCTCAGGGCGGCCTCTACCCGCAGATGGGTCTTCGGCGAGTGAGGTAGCGCGATGGCAGCGGTCGAGTCAGAGGTGATGGCGGATCTCGTGGCGGGCGAAGTGGAGACGGCGGAGCCGGAATATCGCTATACCGACGAGGAGCTGGCGGCCCTCATCGACCAAGAGATCAGCTCGTCAGCGACGGGCGACTCCGACGACCAAGAGGACGACGTCGCGCTCGCGGTCGACTACTACCGCGGCGTCGAGCCGCAGCCGGCCGGCACCAACACGTCGGACTACGTCTCGATGGAGGTCTTCGAGTCCGTCGAGAGCATGAAGGCGAAGCTCATGAAGACCTTCGCCGGGTCGCGCGACGTCATCCGCTTCAAGCCGATGAGCGAGCGAGACGTCGAGAACGCCCGCCTCCGCACCAAGTACGTCAAGCGCGCCCTGTTCCACGAGAACCCCGGCGCCGCGATCCTCCACGACGCCTTCCACGACCTCTGCCTGAAGCGCTTCGCGTGCGTGAAGCGCTACGTCAAGACAGAGCGCATCGTGACGTGGCGCGACCTCGAAGACATCCCGGAGGAGCAGATCGAGGCCGCGGTCATGATGGGCTCCGTCGAGGACATCGAGCCCATCTCCGAGCGCTGGGAGGACGTCGAGGTACCGACCCAGTTCGGCCCGGCCGTCATCCGCCAGAAGCTCATCACCGCCCGCGCGAAGACCGTCGAGGAGCGGCAGTACCTCTGCGTTGAGGTGCTGAAGCCCGAGAACGTCCACGTCTTCGCCGGCGTCGAGGATCTCTCCGACCCCTCGCTCCTCCCCGGCGTCGCCATCTCGTACAGGAAGCGCCGTTATGAACTCATCCGGGAGGGCTTCGACCCGGAGATCGTCGCCGAGCTGGAGTCAGCCTCGGGCTCCTCCGTGACCGACGATCGCAAGATCATGAACCGGGACTCGCGCAGCACGAACGGCTCGACGTTGCGCGGGCTCGATGAGATCGACATCGAAGAGGCGTTCGTCCGCATCGACATGATGACGCCTCGTGACCTCCCCGAGGCCGATGCCGAGCTGTGGCAGATCATCAAGTCCGGCGGAACGATCCTCCTCAAGCAGCGCGTCGACGAGATCCCGCTGCGCTTCGCCACCGCCTACCGCATCGCTCACGAGCCCGTCGGCCTGTCCGTGGCGGACGTGGCGATGGACGTGCAGCGCGCGACCTCGAACGTCACGCGCGGCATCATCGACAACATCCACCGCGTCAACGCTGGCGTCCGGGCCGCGGACCTCTCGAAGATCCGCAACCCGCGCGACCTCATCGACAACCCGATCGGCGGCATCGTCGACACGTCCGACCCGCAGGCCGCCTTCGCCGTCGTCCCGCAGCCCGCGCTGTCGGCCGGCACCATGCCGATGATGGAAGTCCTCGCCACGCAGAAGGAGATGCGGACGGGCGATATGCGGATGGGCCGCGGGCTCAACACCGGCGACGTCATCACGCACCAGAACGCGAAGGACATGATCGCGCAGCTCATCGAGGTGGGGAACGCCCGCCCGATGATGATGGCGAAGCTCCTCGCCGAGACGTTCATGAGGCCGCTTCTCCTCGACCTCTGGAAGCTCGGCTTCGAGGCAGACGTGCCGCTGAAGCTCGACATGGACGGCAACGTCACCGAGGTGCGCCCGTCGCAGCTTGGCGAGGGTGACGAGATGGAGATCGACGACGCGCTCACTCCGGAGTACGGCCAGAAGCGCGCGCAGAACACCATCATGCTTCACTCGATGGTCATGGCGAACCCGACGCTCGCGCCGCTCTACCAGATGCAAGAGCAGTACGCCGCGATGTCCGAGGTGTTCGACCTCCTCGGCCAGCCCAATTGGCTCGCCAACCCCAGCGACCCGAAGGTGCAGCAGCGCCTCCAGCTCGCGCAGCAGGCGGCCCAGCAGGCGGCCCAGCAGCAGCAGGCGCAGATGGCCCAGCGCATCGGCATCGAGGTGGCGAAGCTCATGGCCGAGGCGCAGGCGAAGCAGGCCGAGCCCAAGCTCAAGAAGGAGGCCCTTGACCTTCAGGCGTCCACCGCCGCGGCCAAGCAGAACCTCGATGAGCGCAAGTTCCAGCACGAGGCTCAGGTCGACAAGGCCGAGCTTCAGATCGAGCGCGAGCAGAATCGCGCCGCGTCCATCGGGGACGTGTGATGGCGGCGCGGTTCGTCTCGACGCTGCTGAAGACCATCGAGGCCGCCGGGCCGAAGCAGAAGTTCGACGGCAAGCAGCTCGCCGCCTACCTGAAGAACAAAGGCGTCAAGCAGCAGGAGATCGAATACTTCGAGCGGCGCATGGGCCAGCCGTTCGCGGAGTCGACGAACCTCGGCGCGCTCACGACGGACGGCTGGAAGAAGCTCCTCGAACCTCTCCAGCTTCCGATCGAGATCAGCCGCATGGGCGGCCGGTTCAACCCGGCGCTCATCGACGACGAGCGTGTTGCCTCCAAGCTGGAGGGGATCTCGGCCAACATCGCTGAAGACCTTGCGCGCTACGGCAAGGCAAGCCTCTGGGACGGCGGCTGGCTGGTCGGATCGCCGACCGGCGCACTCACCCGGGCGGAAACCTACGGCGAGGCGGCCGATCTCGTCAGGAAGAACTTCGGCGACACCGACGTCAAGGTCTTCAATCAGTTCTCCGACGGCAGATACGCCGAGGACGCCTACTTGGGGGCGCTGACGGAGAACCCCGAGCAGTACCTCGGCGAAGACATCCGCGATCGCGCGCGCAGGCTCATCGAGCGCGACGAGCAGACCGCCAAGCGCCAGCAAACCCGCTTCGGCGAATACACGACGGAGCATGGTGACTCAAACTCCTACGAGGAGATCGTCTTCCGCGCGCCAGAGGCGACGACGCCCGATCGTGAGTGGAAGGGCCATCACCACTTCCCCTCCGCTGGCCCGGGCTACCTCGCGCATATGCGGACGAACGAGCGCCCCTTCTCCAACTCGCTCTTCATCGAGGAGATCCAGAGCGACCTCCACCAAGGCCGCAAGGCGGGCGACTATCGGCCTATGCCCGGAGTAGAGGACAAGTCGGTCGAGTTCCGCGACCGACTCTCGGCTCTCATGAGGCAGATGCAGGAAGCCAACTCGGCGTACTACAACGCGCGCGGAGGCAGCGCAGAGGAGGCTGCTGCGCTCGCGAGGCAGCGCGAGCTTTCCGAGCAAGTAGGCGCTCTGGATCGCGAGGCGCGCGACGCAGGCTTTGCCAACTACCGCGACAACATGGACGCGCCAGCAGCCGAAACCCCGTGGCGCACCAACTGGATCGAGAAGGCTTTCCAGCAAGCCATCACCGACGCATCCGAGCGCGGCCTTGGCGCGGTCGAGTGGACGCCGGGCTACGTCCAGTCGATGCGCTGGACGCTGGACAACCAGCAGGGCTACTCGAACATCTACGACAAGGAGATCACGCAGGCCGCCCGCAAGCTCCAGCGCCAGTACGGCGGCGAGATCACGGAGCCTTCTCGCACGTTCAATGACGTGAACCGCACAGACCTACCGGACGAAAGCGACGCTCGGGACGAAGCGCTCCGCGAACTCGCGGACGATGAGCCAAGCGCGGAAGACTTCAGGATCGAGGGTGTCGACGAGAACGGCGAGCCGACGGACGACTACGAGTTCGATCAGGACGCCTACGACGAGGCGATGGAGCGCTGGAGCGCACGCGTCGACCAGCGCGAGCGGGAGATCCTCGACGAGATCGAGGAAGCCAAGTACGTCACCGAGGACGACCGCTGGCGCTTCGAGATCACTCCGGCCCTTGCCGAGCGCGCGAAGCAGGGCTGGCCGACGTGGGCCCTCGCCCCCGGCGCCATCGGCCTCGGCGCTCTCGCGAGTGACGACGCAGAGGCCGCGTTCTCCACGCGCATCCCGAAGACGATCCCGATGGGCGAGGCGTCCGCGCTCATGGATGCCCGTCGTGACGCGGCCAAGGCGCTTCAGGAAGGCGACAGCATCACCGACGTCATCGACCGCACCGGCTGGCAGCCGGATATGCGGATCGGAAGCAGCGGGCTCGTCCTGCCGCGCGACGCCGTTGAGCAGAAAGTCCGGTCAACGACTCACCTCGACGACGTCATGCCGATGCTTGGCCGCGAGATCCCGTCATGGAACGGCACTATCGACTGGAGCAAGCTCGGCGCCCCGCAGCTCTCATCGTTCGACGACGTGGTCGCGATCGGAGCGAACCCCGTCGGGCGCAGCATGGCCGGTGGCGCCCTGCTTGGGGAGTTCGCCGATCTCCCAGACCTCTTCCGCTTTGACCCCGAATACCGCGCCCTCCCGGTCCTCCCTGACGATCGCGACGGGTTCATCGGCTCCGCCGGCTGGCGAACGTTCGACGCAATGGCAGGGAATGTGACCCCCTCGCGCGCGGCGCTCGGCATCGACACGCGCTTCGATCAGAGCCCGCTCGCGCAGCAGCTCAGTCCAGTGACCGGGCTCTTCAGCCAGCGCAACACGCTACTCAGCCACGAGATCCCGCACGTCGAGCGGGAGGCCAGCATCTCGGCGTCCGATGACCCGATGCTTCTGTCCGCACGGTTCGGCGAGGAGAACTTCGGCTATTGGAAGATGCCTCACGAGGTCGGCTCGCGGGCCAGCGAGCTGCGCGGCCGTGATGCGCCGGGCGGCCCGCTGGAGCCGTACATCGACACCATCGAGCGGGTGCGGCAGGCGTACCAGCAGAACGCGATCGTGCCCGGCAACGAGGCCAGCACCTACAGGCACGCCGGCTACTTCCTGCCGAAGGGCATCACCCGGCGGGCGGGGGCTGGCGCGGGCGTCGCATCACTCCCCCTCTTGAGCGGCGAGCAGGCCGAGGCCGCCGCCCTGCGCGAGGCTGCCGAGGGCGATGAGGCGGCGACGGCAGAGGCCGCCACAGCCGCGTCTGCCGCTGCGGCCACCCCGTATGGCGGCCTGCTGTATTCGTCGCCCTCCGACCTCCTCCAAGGCGCTCGTGCGGCCCTGTCGGGCGTGGCCGGCGCCGCTGTGGGCTTCGTGCCGGACTTCGTCACCGGGGTCGGCGAGGAGCTGTCCCGGGCCACCCGCGCCCGGGAGCAGATGGACGCCTACCTCGCCGGGACGGCCGACTCCCCTCTGGCCCGGCCTTCCGAGATTCCCGAGCTGCCCGTCGTGACCGACGAGGCGATCGAGGCGCTGGGCGTCGACCCGTCGGACCCGAACGCGCTCGTGGGCAGCCTCATCGCCCCGCTGACGCCGCTCGCCGCCGGCAAGCGCGCAACGTGGGCGGCTCGTGAGGGGCTCGCGATGCTCCGCAACCGCCGGCCGCCGCTGTCGGCGAGCCCGACGGAGCTGTCCGTGACCTCCGAGTTCGTCCCGGGCAGCGAGACGGGGCATATGCTCGACGCCAAGGGCGAGCCGCTCCTCGCGGCGCCATGGCGCGACCGCTACGCCTACTCGCTCACCATGGAGCCGCCTGTCGCGGGGTCGGTCGATCCGATCTATGCGGCGCTCGGCTACGGGCAGATGCCGGCGCTGCGCGGGCTCGGCAACTACACGGGGCCGTCTGGTAAGCCGGAGCGCAACCCGCTCATCGTGTCGCGCGTCGAGACTCCCGCCGGCCCGCTCACCGAGGAAGTGCGCGAGGACGCGAACTTCGCCGAGTACCTCCGCGGCGCGCTGACCGCCCAGAACGCTTCGGCCGCGCACAAGATCCTGCCGTCGACGTGGGGTAACGCTGACGCGGTCGCGGTGCAGACGTCGCTCCCGGGCTATGCTTACCCCGACATGATGGAATCGGCGCGCCTCTCCGCGGATCGCGCCGGCGTGCCGTGGGTCGATCGTGGCGATGGCCGCCTGACGCTGGCGCCGGGCTTCGCGGACAAGCCGCTGAAGACCCCGAAGCTGTCGGCCGTGCGCGGCGTCCTCAGCGCCGATGCGTGGCCGCAGATCCGCGGCGAAGCGGGCAAGATCGACAGTGTCTACGCTTCGCTCCCGTGGGGTCCAGAAGGCTCAGGGCAAGTGACTCAAGGACTGCTATCGCAAATAGCAGCGGCCAAAGACCCGTCTCGATTCTGGAAAGCAATCGAAGACCCAGCGGTAGCGGAGCGGGCTGGTCAGCTCGCACAGGGCGACAAGAGGTTCGGGGCAGCGAGCGGTCGCACGCCTCGGAAGGACATCCAGCGCTTGCGCTGGCTGATAGCGAACGGAGCCCTTCGTCAGTACGTCCAGAAGTTCGGGACGAAGGGCCTTCCCGCCGGGGCTGGGATTGGCCTCGGCCTTGGGGCTCTTCGCGAAGAAGACGCCGAATCGATTTGACGGAGCGAACCATGGATACAAAGTACCCGAACAAGCTGCGCCCGGCAACCGACACCAAGCCGGCCCATGAGAAGCCCGCGATCGCCGCGGACCCCTTCGACATCGAGAAGGCCCGCGAGCGGCGCGACGCGACCACCCCGCAGGCTCAGGCCGCGCTCCGCCGGAAGCGCATGGCCGAGCTGGCCGGGGGCAAGCCGTGAGCCTCCTCGACCGCTTCATCCGTCGGCCGATCCTCGGCACGCCGCCGAAGCAGCCGTACACCGAGGAGCGCCTCGCCGAGCTGCGCGGGCGCGCCGAGCGTGCCGCGGCCCTCCTCCGCAGCGACGCCTTCGTCGCGGCATATCAGTCATCGCTCGACACCATCATCGACGAGCTGCTGGCCCTCAACGTCACGGACCTCGATGCGCCCGCGAAGGCGCTGGGGCTCGTGGCGAAGGCGCAGGCGCTCCGCGAGCTGGTGGGCGACATGAACCGCACCGTCAACGAGTGGGAGCTGGAAGATCGGAAACGCCAGCCCACCCGCGTGACACGCATCTCCGCTTGACTCCCACAAGAAGGTAGCTTATGAACGTGACTCAGCAGCCCCCGGGCAATGACCAAGCGCGCAACGCGCAGTCCTCTGGCCCGCAGCAGCCTCCGCAGTCCCTCGGGCTCTCGGAGGCTGCCCGGCTCCTCGCACAGCGTCGGAGTGCCCTGCGCCAGCAGCCCGCACCAACCGAGCAGCAGGAACCGCAGCGGCGTGCGCCGGCCGAGGAGTTCGCCGATGAGGCGGGCGACGAGGTCGAAGCGCTGGCAGGCGACGAAGGCGAGGAACTCGAAGGTCAGGAACTCCAGCCGGACGGCGAGGAGCAGGCCGAGGCCGACGAGGGAATCACCGACGACGCGATCCTCGAACTCGACGGCGAAGAGATCCCGCTGTCGCAGATCAAGGAGTGGCGCGAAGGCGCCATGCGTCAGGCCGACTACCAGCGGAAAACCCAAGCCCTGTCGCAGCAGATGCAGGGGATCACGGAGCTGGAGTCGAACCTCAACAGGTTCGCTCATGCCATCAACCGGGACTTCCAGTCGCGGATCGAGATGGCATCCCGTGCCCTCCGGCCGTTCGCTGAGACGGACTGGGCGAAGCTCGCTCGTGAGAACCCGGCCGAATACAACGGGCGGAAGGTGCAGTTCGAGCAGGCCAAGGGCCAGCTCGCAGCCATGCAGCAGCAGTGGCAAGCCTTCGCGCAGGAGTACGACGGGCTCTCGCAGCAGGCGATTCGCATGAAGGCCAAGGCGGCCCTGCCCGAGATCAAGCAGCGGATCAAGGGCTGGAACGACGCGCTCTACACCGAGCGCATGGCCTTCGTGAAGGACACCTATCGGGCAGACGTCGACACGCTCTCCAAGGTCACGGACCCGTGGTTCTGGGAGTTGGCGAACGACGCCTACCTGTACCGGAAGGGCAAGCAGCTTCCCGCGCAGTCGAAGACGAAGCGGATTCTGCCCAAGCCCATCCGCGGCGGACAGGCTACTCCGCGCCAGCCGTCACAGGCGAAGGTGCTGGAGCAGCAGGTCCGGCAGATTGGACCGGGGAGCCGCACCAGCGAGCGTGAGGCACTCGGAGTGAAACTTCTTCAGCAGCGTCGCGCAGCCGCACAGAAGGCCGCGACGCGGAGGTAAGCCAACATGGCACGCGCAATCATCACCGGCGTCGGCGGTGTACCGCAGTCGTCGGTCGCATCCCGCACGAACAACGCCTACAACACCGAGGGCGTCGTCGAGTCCGTCGAGGACATCATCGAACTCATCTCGCCCTATGAGACGCCCTTCTACAGCCAGATCGAGAAGGGCGACGTCAAGGACCGCCTCCACTACTGGCAGGAAGACGTGCTGGAGCCGGCGGTCCGCAACAACGCGGTAATCGCGGGCTGGGAGCCCGTCACCGCCGCCTCGTGGAACACGTCGACCCCCGGCATGAAGTCCAACTTCGTGCAGACGTTCCTCAAGACGGCGCGCGTCACCGGCCAGATGCGGGCGGTCGACACCTACGGTCGCGGCGACGAGCTGGACTACCAGATCATGAAGCGTGGCCGTGAGCTGAAGCGCGACATCGAGTCGTCGCTGCTTGCGGACTCGACCGGCGTGGTCGGCGGCGGCGGCACCGGCGCGAACGCGGCGTTCCCGCAGGACGTGACGGGCGCCACCGCGGCGACGCTCACCGGCGCATTCCGCCTCATCAACACCGGCAACCTGCCGATCGGCGCCACGTCAGCCGCGGGCGCGGGCTCGGTGTTCGCCGGTCAGGCCGGCGGCGATGCGACTGGCGCGCAGCTTTCGGTCACGACCCCGGGCACGAACCGGCCGTTCACCGAGATCATCCTTCTGGCAGCGCAGAAGGCGGTCTATGACGCCGGCGGCACCCCGACGCAGGCGATCATGAGCGCCTTCCACGCGCAGATCATGGCGAACTTCGCCTACATCGACCCGACCACCAGCTCGGGCCTCAATGCAGGCACCCGCGTTCGCCAGATCGCCAGCGACAACGCCATCACCAACGTCGTCGATATGTATAAGTCGCCCTACGGGACGATCGCCGTCGTCATCGACCGCTTCGTGCAGGGCAACCTCCCTACCGAGACGAAGGGCTTCGTGCTGCTGGCCGACCCGGACTTCTGGAAGCTCGGCGTCCTGCGTCCGATGCAGTCGGAGATGCTCGCGAAGACTGGCGACAACGACAAGGCGATGCTCATCGCCGACTACACGCTCATCCACAAGAACACGAGCGCGTCTGGCGCGATCCGCGACCTCAACGTAACGTAAGCGACACAGGAGCCCCCGGGGGAAACCCCGGGGGTTTTCTCATGACTGGCTTCAAAGCCATCGTCGACAACGACGGCCCCGGGCGCGTCAAGTTCCAGCTTCAGCACTTCGAGGACGTCGGCCCAGCTCTTCGTCAGGCCGAGCTTCAGCGCAAGCTGGAAGCGGAGCGTCTCCGCAAGGAAAACGAGGTTCGCCCACAGGCGAAGCTGCCGATCACCGTCGTGATGTCCATCAAGCAGCGCTATGGCATCGACGCACTCAAGATCCGCCCGGACCAAGAGAAGCGCTTCTGGCAGATCCTTCAGACCGAATACCCCGCGCTGCTGACGACGCAGAAGAAGGTCTACCGCGCGCCCAAGCGCGAGAAGATCCGCTTCGCGCCGGGCACGCTCTCGCTGGCGCCGTGAGATGCCGGCGAACCTCACCGAACTCAAGGCCGACGTCGCGGGCTGGCTGAATCGCGACGACATCGACGACGCGGACCTCGGCAAGTTCGTCCGCCTCGGCGAGCTTCAGCTCGATCTCTTCCTGCGCTGCCGCTACACCTCGAAGACGACGCGCTTCTTCGTCTCGAACGGCCTCATCACGATCCCCGATGACTACACGGAGCTTCGGATCGTGCAGCCCGTCGGGACGTGGGACGGCGCCGACGAGGGGACGCTCGTGGCGAGTCCGCAGCCGCCCATGACGCCGGTGTCCTTCCAGTCGCTCGCGGCTTACCAGAGCGGCTCGTATCCGGGCTACCCCGCCAACTACGCGGAGACGCCGGACGGCGTGAGCTGGGCCATCTACCCCGCCGGCCTCTGGGCCATCGACGTGAGCTACTACCACAAGCTCCCGCCGCTCTCCGACGACAACGCGGCGACGGTGCGGCTCTTTCAAGCCTTCCCGGACGTGTACCTCTCGGCGGCGATGGTGGAGGCGGAGAATTGGCTCAAGGTGAAGGAGCCTGACCGCGGCCCGTGGCGCGGCAAGCTCGACGCCTACATCACTTCCCTCAACGGCAACAGCCGGCGCAGCGAAGTCTCGGGCGGGACGCTCGTGACGCGCTCGCCATACAGGTGACGTCATGCCGATCGGCTCACTCAACACCGCTACGCCGGGGTCCGGCGAAGTAGCGGGCACGTCTGGCCCTTCCGAGCTGAAGGGGATCAAGACCGAGATCCGCGCGAGTTTCCCGAACTTCACGGCAGGCAACGACGTCGTTACGAAGACCGCGTCCCAGCTCAACGACGCCCCCCAGAAGGGCGCTTCCGAGACGATCACCGGCGCGTGGTCCTTCATTGGGGACCCAACCAAGAACGGCTGGTCGATCGCGAACGTCAACGAGGCGACCTCGATCGCCAACTCAGCCGTCGCAAGCTATGTCTCGACGGTGCTGAGTTCGGCCGTCGCAGTCCCGGGCGTCTGGAACTTCATCAACGGGCTTCAAGCCTCTGGGCTCACCGCCCCCTCGCCTTCCGGCCTCGTGTCGCTCGCCCTCAGTTGCGGCAACGCAAACGCCTTCCTGACAACTACTGCCGGCTCCATTCAGGTCAGCGCGAACGGGGCGTTCGACCTTGTCGATGGCTCGGCGCTCCGCGTCCGAGACGCAACGTCTGCCGACTCCGCATCTTTCAGCCACGACGGCACCAACTTTCTTGGCGCCTTCGTCGGCACGACAAACTGGCTCATCACCGGCATAAGCAATATCCTGCTTGGCAGCGACACCCTCGCCACGCAGGCATACGCAGCCAACTACACCGTCAGCGCACTCAACAGCCCGCAGACCATCCCGGCTGTCTGGAACTTCTCCGCCGGGCTTCAGTCGGGAGGCGCTTCAGTTGCCACGCAGGCGTGGGCCAACGCCGCGATCGCCGCAGAGCGCTGCTACGGCAAGTGCGACGTCAACATCTCTGGGGCAGGCACCGGGTCGGTTGTTCTTCTCACTGGAACGGCAAACGCCGTCCCGCTGGAAAATGTCACGCACAACAGCGGCGCAGGCACGCTGACCGTTGCAGTCGCCGGCGACTACCGTGTCGTCGTATCCGGGTCAAACGCCTTCTCTGGGGCGACGGGGCTCAATGCAAACTTCGGGTTCATGAAGAACGGCGGCCCCGGGTTCGATACCTCCGTGCAAGTGTCTTCTTCGATCCAGAACTCGATTTCTATCTACGTCGAAAACCTCGTCACGCTCGCTGCAAACGACACGATCTCCCTCGGGATGAACATTCCGGTCGGAGTGAATGTGAGCGGCTCGCTCCGCCTGACCGTGCAGAGAATCGGCGCGTAATGCTCGTCCGCATCCCAAAGCTCGGCTCCGTAGGCGTCCGCTCGACGGACGACTACCCGCCGTCCGAGCTGCCGCCGAATGCCTTCACGTCGTCTGACAACGTCAGCTTCAGTGACGGCTGCGCTCGGAAGATGCCGGGATGGCTGCCGGCTATCAGCGGCTTCACGAAAGACCAGCTCTGGATGCAACCGTGGGAGGACGACGACACCATCTCGATCGCCTTCGGCGCCGCCGACGAGATCAGCACGACGATCAACGGCGTCAACATCGTCGCGGCGACGATCCTCGATCAAGCGGGCGTGGCATCGACGGTGAGCGCCAGCACAGGCTGGCAGTCGGACGTCTTTGGCGGGTTCTGCATCATGAACAACCGCGTCGACATCCCGTACTACTCCAGCGCCTTCGCGACTCCGACGTGGACGTTCCGCGAGATCCCGGGCTGGGGCGCTGCCACGTCACCGGCTGGTGCCGTGCAGAGCGTCCGCAGCTTCCAGAACCATCTCATCGCGCTCGGCGTCGTCGACAACCCCTACACGGTCTTCATCTCCGATCAGGGCAGCCCGGAAGCTTTCCCGACGAGCTGGGACTACGCCGACCCCACGAAGCTCGCTCGGCGATTCCCGCTCCAGTCGAAGGATGGCGCGATCGTCGACGGCGGCATCCTCAACGACCGCTTCATGGTCTACCAGCGCTACGCCTGTGTGGCTCTGGAGTACGTCGGTGGCGCATTCGTCATGGCGGCCCGTCGCGTGCTGGACGTGGGCCTCATCAACCGCGACGCATGGGTGCAGTTCCAGAACTTCCACTTTGTCGTCTCTGAGCGCTCGATCAGCATCCACGACGGCTCACAAGGAACGCGGCCGGACGACGACTACGTCGAGAACCGCTTCTTCGGCGAGCTGTCGGACCCGGCCGCGGTGTTCGTCACGAAGGACGAAGAGAACCACGAGATCCTCGTCTACTACCCGACCGAAGGCTCGGTCCCGAACCGCATCCTCACCTACAATTGGATCGACCGGACGTGGTCATTCGCGACCATCGGCTCCGATGTGCGGCGAATCGTGCAGGGCATCGGCCCCGCTCAGGGTTCGACGTGGGCGCAGCTCGCCTTCCCATGGGAGTCGATCAACCAGACGTGGGCGCAGCTCGCGCGTACCGATCGAAGCACGAAGCTACTCCAGCTCCGCGATCGCACCGTCGACATCCGTGGCAGCTCTTTCACGAAGACGCTCAATGAGGAGATTGTCGCCGCTGTCGACTCTCTCGATGACCTCGGCTGGGACGCCTCCGACGATCTACTGTGGGGCTCTGGAGATTCGGCAGTCGACTACGACGCATGGGTCGAGCGACTGACCATCGACCTCGACGAGCTGACCGGCAACTCCGGCCAGATAAAGTACCTCGACGCCGTCTACTTCCAAGCGTGCGGCGATGGCTCGATCGACATCCAGTTCGGCATCTCCAACTCGCCGCGCGACCCGCCGCGCTGGGGGAAAGTCAGAACCGTCGACCTCGGGACAGAGCTGCGCCGCGAGAAGGTCGACGTGCGCCTCACGGGTCGGTACTTCCACTGGCGAGCCGGCAACTGGCGCGGAGAGCCCAAGCCCGGCGCGTGGAAGATCGCAACCATCGACCTCTCTCTCCAGCAGGAAGGGCTCCGGTGATTCGCCCCTACACCCCCGCGCGCGCCTCCCCGGGCGACCTCGAATCGCTGCGCCGATTCCTCCAGATGGAACTCGACAAGATCGCCGCGGCGTTCGCGCGCGACATCGAGGCCGCGGGGAACGGGCAGCACGGAACCTCGGGCGAGGCCGGGCTTCTGCTGTACGTCAACCGCACTGGCAGCGTGAGCCTGTCGCGGGTCAAGATAGGGCCTGTTGACTCCGCGGGCGTCGGGTTCCGCTCACTCCGCATCGACAACTGAGGGCGCCATGGGACTCTTCGACAACGAAAGCACGACAACGGGAACCCCGTGGGGCCCGCTCCAGCAGCCCACGCTCGGCGGCGTCAACTACATCCAGAACCTTCTCCAGCAGGGGCCGTGGGGCGGGCCGTACACCGCGCCGATCGACCCGCTCCAGACGCAGGGCATCCAGCAGGGCGCGGCGGCGGCCGGCGGCGCCGGCGGCATCGCCAACGCCTACCAGCAGCAGGGGCAGGGGCTCCTCCCCGGGATGCAGCAGGGCTTCGGCTACTTCGGCTCCGCGCTCGCCGGCGGCATGAACCCGTGGGTCACCAACCCGCAGCAGTACCTCGGCATCGCCCAGAACGTCGCGAACAACCCCTACATGGACTCCATGGTCACGTCGGCGCTGCGTGACCCCTTCCGCCAGCTCACCGAGCAGATGCTCCCCGGCATCCGCTCCGGCGCGAACATGGCGGGGCAGGCTGGCGGCTCACAGGAGGCCGTCATGAGCGCGATCGCGAACCGCGGCTACGCCGACCGGGCCGCAGATGTCGGCGCGCAGATGCGCGGCGGCGCGTACTCGCAGGGGCTTGGCTTCGCGAACCAAGCCGCGCAGTCCGATATGGCGCTCCAGCAGGCGGCAGCACAGAACCTCTTCAACATGGGCCAGATGGGCCTCGGCTTCCTCGGGCAGGGCTACGGCATCGGCCAGCAGGGCGCGCAGGACACGTTCAACTGGGGCACGCAGGGTCAGGGGCTCCAGAACCAGCAGCTTCAGGGTCAGATGGCGCAGTTCATGGCCCCGTGGGAACTGGCGAAGTCCTACGGCTCCTACATCAACCCGCTCGCCGGCAGCCTCCAGCAGCGCACCAGCTCGCAGGATATGCTCCCGGCCTACCTGCTTCAGGGGCTCGGGCCGATCCTCTCCGCCGGCGGCGGCGCCGCGGGTCAGTGGCTCTTCGGCACCCCGGGCGTCAACGGTCAGCCCGGCACCCCGGGCAACCTCGGGAGGCTCCTCGGCAAGATCCCCGGCCTCGGCGGGATCTTCGGGGACGGTTAATGCGCGGCCTCGCCCCCCTCAGCTCGCCGGCGTGGTATCGGGGCTTCGACCCGATCGCCGTCCCGTGGGGCGAGGGCGACGACTCCATGGGGCTCGGCCTGCCCGACATCCTGTCCTTCGCCAGACAGCCGCAGAGCCCGCAGGGGGCAGGACAGGGCCCCGGGAGCGGTCAGGGCACGGGCGGCGGGACTTCGAGCGGCAGCGCCGGCGGTAGCGCGTCCGGCGGCGCCACGTCCGGCTCACAGACCGGCGGCGCGTCAGGGCCGCCCACGGGCGGCGGTACGCTCCCGCCAGTCTGGCAGCCCGGCGGCAGCCTGCCGCTCCCGCGCAGCTCGACCGGCGACATCGACTGGGGGGTCATCGGCGGCGTCCTCGGGTGGCCGGCGGCCGGCGACAGCCCCACCGACCCGACGAGCGACTTCCCCGTCCGCGAGGGCGCCCCGGCCGCCCCCTACCCGGGGACGCCGGCCGGCACCTTCGGGGTCGAGGGCGACCCGGAGAGCTGGGGCGACGCGGAGTGGCAGGAGTGGCAGCGCCGGCGCGGCGAGTGGCAGCGCTGGTGGGAGGCGAACCGGGTCGGCGCGGCCGACGGCGGCGGCCTCGGCGGATCGTCTGGCGGCTCGACCGGGTCGGCCGGCGGCGGCTCTGGTGGCGGCGGCGGAAACGGCCAGCCGACCACTCCGCCCCCGCCCTTGCCGCCGACCGACTGGGGGTTCGGCATCGACATCCCGGACGCGGCCTTCGATCCCGACGTGGACGCGATCGTGAAGGGCATCGGCGCGCTGCCCGACATCATCGGAGGTTCCACGGGGAACATCCCGCAGTTCATGCCCGGGGAGGTCGGCGGCGCGCCCGCTGGCGGCTCGGCGGCGGGCAACTTCGGCAACTTCATCGCCCGCCTGAAGGCGATCCCCGACATCCTCGACTTCAAGGAAGACCCTCGTGGCGCGTTCACCGGCGCCATCACGCTTGCCAACCCGGCGGCCGGGGCGCTGGCCGGGGGCTTCCTCGCGCTCTCCGACTGGGTCAACGCCGGCAACAGCGGCGCCCGTCAGGACCGCCGCGACGAGCTGAACGAGCGTGGCCGGATGATCGCCGACCCGGTGATGGGCGCCTTCTGGCGCGAGCTGGGGCGCGACCCGGAATGGGTTCTCAACGCCCGCTCTGGCGTCGGCTCCGAGGACGCGCAGTTCTATGGCGACTGGGCCGGTTGGCTCGGCTCATCCGGCGTCGGCGGCCGGCCAGACACCCCCTTCCAGAACTTCGGCGGCATGGCGCCGCAGGACGCCTACCGCGCGATCGGGCAGTCGCTCGTGGACTACTACGGCACGCTCTCGCCGGAGGCGCAGCAGTCGCTTCGCGGGCTCGGCTCTGGCGAGTACGCTCCGCGCGCATTCCTCCAGAACAACTTCGGGTGGGATCCTGAGCAGCCGGCGCCCAACCTCGGCGGGTGGGGCGCCAATGCTGGCGACCTCTCTGGGTTGGAATACCTCTTCAACGAGATCAGCCCGCGGATGATGGGCACGCAGAACGCGCTCCTCACGCAGCCTGACGAGTGGACCGATTGGCTCGCTGGATTCCAAGGGCTCCGGCCCAACGTCGCGATCCCCCAGCCGACGACGACGCTCGACGCAATCCGCAACTGGGAAGCGTGGCGCGCGCAGGCGGAGCAGAACTTCATAAACCTCGGGAACGGGTATCCGTGATGCCGTACCAGCCAGCCTTCATGCAGGGCCCGCAGCCGGTCCTCGACTCGCGCACGATGCCGCAGCAGGGTCCGCCGATCCCCGCGGGCGTCCTCGGCTCCCCGCAGCAGGGCCCGCCGATGCCGATGGGGCAGCCGCAGGGAAGCCCCTTCGGCGGGATGCCGCCGGGCATCGCCGCGGGCCTCGGCATGGGCCCGCCGTCGCCCGTGCGCCCCGCCTTCGATCAGTGGGCGCAGCGGATGCGCGAGATGACGCCGAACCCGCGCGGGCGCGGCTGGCAGTACGCGCTCGGCTCCGCGCTCCTCCCGGCGCTCGTCGGCAAGCTCGCCGGCGGCTCCGGTCGCGAGGCGCTGCTGTACGGCGTCGGCTCGGCGGCCTACAACTTCAACAACCAGCTCGAAGACTATCGCGAGATCGAGCGGCGCATCTCCGAAGCGGAAGCCGGCCTGCCGCAGGCGCAGGCGAGCTATGACCTGTCGATGGCGCAGACGGGCGCCGCGCAGGCGAAGACGCTTCGTGACCTCGGGCTCACCGGCGCCGACCCGGGCGGCAAGGCGCCGTTCTCTGGCGAACTCCAGAAGGGCCGCAACGGCAATCTCTGGCGCTTCAACACCCGCAACGGCCAGCTCGAAGACACCGGCGTCCAGTTCTACGAAACCCCCACGAAGCCGTCGATGAAGGCCATCGAGACGATCGACCCCGTCACCGGCCGGCCGGCGACGGTCTTCGTGGACGCGAACAGCTCCGGCGGGCAGACCTTCGTGAAGCCGCCATCGGCGACCGAGATCACGCAGGGCGACAAGGCTGTCGACACGCTGGCGAAGCTCGACGCGCGCCAGCAGTCCTTCAACAACCAGCTCTCCGGCATCACGGAGATCGTCACTCGCGCAAGCGGCGACGTCGGCGACGTGACGTCCGGCGCGCTGGCGACGCTCCTCCAGAAGACCGGCATGAACGTGCCCTACGAAGACCTCAAGGGCGACATCGAGACGCTACAGGGCAACCTCGCGTTCCTCGAACTCAACAACATGAGGCAGAACAGCCCGACGGGCGGCGCGCTCGGCAGCATCACGGAGCGCGAGCTGACGCTCCTCGCCTCGACGGTCGCCTCCCTCAGCCAGCGGCAGAGCCCGGAGCGCCTGAAGTCCAACCTCCTCAAGGTGCAGAGCCACCTCAACCGGATCGAGGCGCTCATGGCGCAGGACTTCGAGAACCAGCGGCAGCAGCTCGCTGCCCGGGCCGCGCGCGCGGCGCCCGGCGTTCCCGCGGCACCGCAGGCGGCTCCCGCGCGGCCGAACCCGCAGCCGACGCCGACCGGGGCGCCGACGTGGAACGTCCTGCCGAACCAGCCGCCGCGGAAGTCGGCGAACGACTACCTCAACGCGGTGGGCCAGTGATGCTCCCGCACTACCGCCACAACGTCGCGCTGTTCTTCAAGGGCTTCCGCAAGCTCGACGAGATCAAGCTCTTCGAGGGGTGGAACACGCTCTTCTTCGGGCTGCTGTACGCGCTCAACTACGGCACGCACGTCATCCTCTGGGGTGGCGCTGTCGTCTCGTGGTCGCGCTTCAGCTACGAGAACCGGAAGACCTACAAGATGGCTCGCTGGGTCGACTGGCTCCTCAACGCGGTCGACGACGACCACGGCAAGGAGGCTGGGAAGGCGCTGTGGGGTTCCGTTCCAACCCCCTCCGCGGAAGCACGGATCGTGCGGGCCTTCTGGATCGTCCTGACCGTTGCTATCCTCGCGTGGGCGTACATGAGGTGGTTTCGTGACCAAGGCTGAACGTATTCAGCAGGCGATGCGGGCGGCCAAGGCCGACGGGAACGAGCCGGCCTACATGGAGCTTCGTCAGATGCTCGCGGACGCCTACCGCGAGGAGAACGTCGGCGCGGCCACGTCAGGCATGGGAACGGGCGAGCGGGTCGCCGCGAACCTCGGCGCCGGGATGATGGATCTCGCCATGGGCGCCCGGCAGTCGCTCGGCATGGCCTCCGGCGAGGACGCCCGGCAGAAGGCGCTCATCGACGCCGAGCTGGCCGAGTCCACGACCGGCGGCTCGGCGCTTCAGGTGGCCGGCAACATCCTCCCCACCCTCGCCCTGCCCTTCGGCGCCGGGATGCGTGGCGCGGCCCTCGGCGGCGGGCTCGTGGGCGGCCTCATGCCGACCCAGAACGACAACATCGCCGCCGGGAAGCTCCAGAACATCGCCCTCGGCGCGGCCGGTGGCGCGGCCGGCCAGAAGGTCATGGACGTTGTCGGCCCCCGGCTGGGTTCCGCGCTGGGCTCGACACGGGACTTCTTCGTGAGGCAGGGGCTCTCCACGGAGGGGCTCCGCCAGCGGCTCGCCGAGCGGATGTTCATGCGCGAGGCCGGCGATCCCGCGGCTGCTGCGGCGTCGGTTCGCTCCGGCCTCTCAGCCGAGATCCCGGGCGTGATGCCGACGACCGGCCAGCTCCTCCAGAACCGCGCCATGCTCGGCGCAGAGCGCGCCCTCCGCGAGTCGGGCGGCGAGGCCGGCGTGCCGTTCCGGGCGACGCTCGAAGCGAACAACGCGGCACGGCTCGGCGTCCTCCGGCAGGGGCTCGACGTGGATCCGTCGACGATCCGCGGCCCAGCAAGCAAGCAGTGGGATCAGAACTTCGCGAACCTCCGCCTCCAGCCCGGCGGCGCCGACCCGAACGACAAGGTCAAGGCGCTGCTGTCGATGTACCAGAACAAGATGGCCGGCAGCAGCGACTCCGTGCTGAAGGTCTTCGACAACCTGAAGCGGAAGTGGGCCGAGATCCGCGCCCTCCCGGAGAGCAAGCAGCTCGACGCGATCCACAAGTTCCGCATGACGAGCATCAACCAAGTCATCAACGAGACGGTTGGCTCCGACCGCAACACGGCCAAGCTCATCGCGCGGTCGCTCATCCCGTTCAAGCAGGCGCTCGATCGCCGCATCCAGAACCGGCTCGCTTCCGGCGACTGGCGCGGCATGATGCAGTCCTACAGCCGCGATATGACCCGCGCCTCACAGGCGGAGGCGGGCCGCGGGGTGCTTCGTGACGCCGAGGGCGTGGCGACGCGGATGTCGAGCGGCGACCCTTCGCTTCAGTCGGCGCGCAGCACGATCCGCAACGCCCTGTCGCCGGACAACGCCGTGAACGACTTCGGGGACGACACCTTCAACGCTGGCGCGCGCGACACGATGGAGTCCGTCCTCTCGTCCCTCGACCGCGAGAAGATGGCCTACGCCCCGGATGTTGGCCCGATGGGCTCGGCGACCGCCGAAAACCTCGCGGCCATGCAGGCGTTCGGCCGTCCGGCGATGAAGAACGTGACCCTCTCCGACGCCGCGGCGATCGCGGCCGGCGCCTTCGCGAACCCGCTGGTGGCCGCTGGCGTGGGCTTGCAGCGCATCGCCGCCCACCGGGCGGAGCGCGACATCGCCCAGCGGCTCATCACGCTTTATCGTGACCCAATCGAGGCACTGCGCGTACTCGATCGGCTCGCCATGCCCGCGCAGAAGAAGCAAGCCGTCGCAGCAGCTCTTGAGGGGTTGCTGCAAGAAGGTCCGCGGCGGCTGGGTGTCGGCGCTGGAGCCGGAGCAGCAATGGCGATGCCGCCAGCATTACTGAGCGCACAGTAAGCAGCATCACGAGGAGAGCCAGCGGGCGGAGTGCGGCAGCAAGCACGATGCTCATGAGGACGCAGTATGGCACGGAAGACAATCACCCAGCTCACCCAGCTCAGTCGCGCCGGCGCCAACCGGAAGACGGACCTCATCCCCGTTTGGGACGCCGACGCCGCCGTCACCAAATACATGACCCTCGCCGATGCGATCGCCAACCTCGGCGTAGTCGACCTCCGCGACTGGGACATCGATTTCACCGGCGCCACGAACGAAGCCGTCGACGTGCAGGCGTGGCAGGATCAAGCCGCTGCCGACGGGCGTATCGCAGTCGCTCCCCCGGGCGTCATCGGGCTTGGCGCGAAGGTGACCTTCAAGGCG